ATCAGCTTGATCAATTTCTGGCATACCAGTATCAAATTTTTCTGAACTATATTCAAATCTAGTTGTTTTTAATTTATAAACTGGCAGATTACCTAATTGAAAGAAAGGCTCTTGGTCTTCAACAAACTGTATTTCAAAAAAACTATTCATTAAAGGAACGTAAATAACATCACCTTCGTTAGGTCTTCCTGATTGTATAAGTGTTGCCATATTATCAACTTGATTTTGCCAACGCCTTTTTGAAATTACAAACGTTGTGTCTTCTCTTATTTCTAAACCAAATTTAGATACCAACTCTTGTTCACCTGCAAAGCCCTCAGTTGTTTCAACATACATTTCTAACATATATGATTGATCAAATTTAGAAAGAGTATCCTCTCCTAAAACTAAATCGTGGTTAACTAATGTTCTTGGTAAGTAGTAACAATCGTGGCCGTAAATTTTTAGGCCTTCTATGATTAAATCTTCGTGTAATCTTTTTTCAGATTCGTTTCCGATTCCGTTGCCACCTTGGAAATAATGATTAACTGGCATGGCATTATCCTATCATATACGTTACAGGCGTTTCGTATGTGCCTCTTATTTCTTCTTCTAATTTTCGTATATCTTCTTGTGCTTCTTGGAATATCTGTTGACCATTTAATGTAACTCCACCAATCATAGTCACACCATTAAATTTTGAAAGGTTTGCACCCCATTGTCTTTTAAATAAGGCTGTGACGTATCTTTTTAAGTATATGTCATTATAAACATCTGTCATAACTGTAGGGTCTAGTTTTCTAAAACATTCAATTACAAGATACTCACCAACTGATATATCAGTTTTCCAATCCATATCTACAAATAACTTGTTGTTGTACTGATTAAATCTGATAGGTTTTTCACCTACCAATATGTGGTCTAAAAAATCTAAATGTCTTAATACCATATCATAATGAATAATTGATGTTGATGAAAAATCGTATAGATCATTTAGTCTTAATTGGTATCTTATGTCAAATAAGTTTTGATTACCTCTATTTGAAAGAGGAAAAATTCTTGTTACTGCCAATACAGCTTCAGGTACTACTATAAAATTATTTTGTTCAGTCCACGTAGTAGTTACAGAATTTTTAGTTATACTTGAAGAAGTGTCTCCTGTAGGGGATTTAATTCTATCTACATCTGTTTGAGTAACTTGATATTTTAGATATGTTCTTTCAACACCATCATAATGATATTGAGCAAAGTATTGTAACGCTTCATCTAATCTATCTTCTAATTGATCATCATCTACGTTAATTTCAATAACAGGCTTACCTAATGTTCTTAAAGCGTACTGTTTTAATTCTTCTCTACTTGCTGGGTTGGCCATATTAATCCTTTATTACTATTTATATGATTTTCCATCTAGCAATTACACGTACCTATAGTAATCACAAAATAACGTTTTATGATGTAGATTAATAATTTTTACGTTGCAGAACCGTATAACGATTTAACTACAGATCCAGCAGAGTCTAAAATCTGTAACTGAACAGCACTATTCAAGTTTGATGAAGTCAAACCAGAGATTGTGTTTGAACCAGCAGCAATCGTTTTATTTGTAAGTGTTTGTGTACCTGTAAGTGTAGCAACAGTACTGTTTATATCTATTGTTAATTGTTTAGTTAAGTCATCAGTTGTTGTACTAATACCAGTTCCACCAACAACAGATAATGTGTCACTATCTAAATCAAAAGAAGCAGTACCTGTATCAGCACTTACACCTAATGTTTGCGCTGTATCTTGGTCGTCAATGTAAGTTTTAATTGCTTTAGCAGAAGCAAGAGTACTATCATCTATAGCTGCAGATGTAGATAAATCTGTTTCTATAATACCAGCAGCAAAGTCAGCAACTTCAATATTTGATATTGAGTTACCTGTACCATTAGCGTCAAATGTTTTGTTTGTAAGTGTATCTGAACTAGAAGCTGTGATGTAAGAACCTAAATCAGAAATATCAGCCTCTGTAACTGTAATAGTGTTATTTGCACTATTAATTGTTTTATTAGTTAACGTTTGTGTTGAATTTAATAACGCAATACTAGCTGTATCTGATAAATCAGTTGAAGCGATTGAGATGTTTGCACTACCATCAAATGATTGGCCAGCAATTGTTCTAGCAGTTTCAAGTGTAGTTGCTGTTGTAGCATTACCTGATAAAGCACCTTCAAAAGTTGAAGCAACAATTGTACCACTTGCAATTGTTAAATCACCAGTGTCACTTGCAGTTGCAGTTGTAGTACCAAATATAAA